GCGCCCCGGCAGCCAGCGACAGCTGACTCCTCAAGATGGGCAGGGTGGCCTTCGCGGTGCGGGCAATGGTGGTGTCCATCTCCCGGAACAGGGAGTCCTGCACCGTCTGCTGCAGCTCTTTCAGCTGCGGCGACATGGCTTTCAGCTGCAGGACGAACGCGCGGGCGTTCGGGCTGAGCTTCTTGAGGGCTGCGTCGAACTCCTTCGCCTTGCTGGGGTCGAAGGCGGCGCCGACCGCGTCCCCCACACCGACCATGCCCAGCTTCAGCGCGGCGCCGGCGGATGCGGCAGAGAGGGCGGCGGTTGCCAGCAGCCCCGCCGCCCCTGCCGCAGGTGCGATCGCCGCCACCAACGGCGCAGCCGTCAGCGGCTTGATCGCCGCACCCAGCCCCGACAGGGCCTTGCCGAGCGCGCCCGTGAACGCCTTCCCGAACCCGGAGCCGGCCGCCGCGCCGTTGGCGTTGGCGCGCCGGGACCAGTCGCCCTCGAACTCGGGCCGAATGCTGACGTATCCGCGGCCGACGAGCACACCACTACCAGCCACCGCGCACCCCCGATCACTCGGTTGCGGCAGCTCCGCTGAATGCGGCGGCGAGCTCCTTGGCGGAGGACGGGCGGCGTCCGCCGAGGCGGATCACCTTCGGATCCGGCTGATCCTCAACACCCGGGCGCGGGATGCGCTTCGGAGGCTTGAGCCTGCGGGTCTTCTTCCGGTCGCCGTGCAGCTTGATCGCCGCGTACGTGGTCTCCCGGATCGCGTCGACGGCCGCCGCCGCGAGGTCCCGCTCCGGTGTCCAGAACTCCTCATCCGGCGACTGCGGGTGCACCGAGCGGTGGGTGGCGGAGTCACGCGGCAGATGCCGCAGGAACACCTTCAGCTCACGCCACGACATGTCGCCGCGGTACAGCTCCAGCAGGGACCGGCCCGGCCAGTACCGGGCCATATCGAACTCGACCGCCTCGCCGTGTTCCCTCAGGAAGCGGGCGAGGCCTGCGCTTCCCCCGGCTCCAGGCCGTTTCGCTTCTGCCAGTCCTCGGCGATCAGTTCCATGTCGCCGACGGTGAAACCTGCGTCGACCATCTCTCTGACCTTGTCGCGGCCAACGACCTCAACCATGACGCCGTAGCTGTTATCGATCGACCCGATGCGTTCCTGCAGGTCGAACGGCAACGACTTCATGGGCGGCATGGTGAACTCGACGCCGAACAGCTCGTAGGTGACCGGGCTCGGCAGGGCGTCGCGGCGCTGCTTCGCCAGCGAATCCAGGGAAACGGTCTCGGTCGCGACCGGCTCGTCGACAGCCTGCTGCTTCGCAGGGGTTTTGCTGGTGGTCATGGTTCTCCTTCGCTGCGGTGCTGCGGTCAGTCCCGGTGGGCGCGCCCCGCAGCTACAAGCACACCCACCGGGGGTTTATGCGGGCGCCCAACTCGGGTCGTTGGACAGCCAGATGGCGAGCTCCGGCACGGAGGAGGCGTACGCGGAGGCGGTCATGCCGAGGCCGACCGGCTCGCCCCGCTCGAACGTGACGCTTTCGCGGTCGGTGACCTCGCCGCGGGGGATGACGACCCGGTGATCGATGTCGCCGTCGTGCCACTCGAAGCCGAACGCGTACTCCGCCGGCCCCGGGGCGGCCGGGATGTCCAGCCGGAACACCGTGCCCGGCGTCACCTCAGTGATCGTGCTGTCCGGGAAGTAGGCAGTCACCGCGCGGGACTTGAGCTCGATCGCGGTGAACGCCAGCGTCAGATCGACGGAGGTCAACACCTTCCGGATCGGGTTCAGCGACTGCCACGCCATGATGTCCTCGGTGTCAGTGCTGTACTCCATCTCGACGCCGTCGTCGGACAGGTAGCCGAGGTCCACCCACGCGGGCGCCCACGCGGTCGTCAGGTCGATCGGTGCGGTCGTGCCGATGGGCGCAAGGTAGACGTGACCGTTTTCGCCGCTGCCGACCCGCACGTTGCTGGGGTTGAGAGCCATTCCGGTGCCTCCGGGCATGCCTAGGACCCGCTCGGCGCACCGGCGGGTGGAGATTTACAGGGGGAAGCTGCGGAGGGTGGTGCTACGCGGGCCGCACGCGCATCGACATGACCAGCACGTAGCGGGGCGTGCCGGTCACCGGGTCGGGCAGCCAGATCAGGCTGGTGTCCCGCACGCGGGAGATCCGGGCTGCGCCGAGGGTGAGCCCGTCGGCGGCGTGCATGTGGGCGCGCACCTGCTGCGCCAAGTCCTGCGCGGCGGGCTGGCTGTCGGCCAGCACATCGAAGTCGAGGGTGGGTTCATCGAGCACCAGCCGCAGATACGTCGCCCCACCCGACCGGCTCACGCCGACGAACGGCAGGCTCTTCGTGAGCTCCTGCGGCCAACGGGTCCCGACGCCCACCAACGGGTCGAGGACCGACGGCAGATAGCCGGTCACGGCCTCCTCGACGTCGGGGAAGACGACCAGGGGCACGCTCACGTGTCGCCCCGGCGCGTACGCCGCGGTGGCTTCTCCGGCTCGTCGGCGGCGGACTCCGGCTCCACCACGACGGCCGGCGTGGGCTGTTCGACGACCTCGGCGACGCGGCCGTCGCGGCGCAGCGCGGGCAGCTCCCCGTCCGGCACCTCGACCACCTCGCCCGGGGCGCGGCCGTTCAGCCAGTTCGCGAGCCGAATGTGTGTCATGTGCTGCTCCTCAAATCCTCAGGGAGTCCAACGCGCGCCCGAGGACGCGCCACTTGGGGGAGTGGCCGTGCTGCGGACGATCGTTCGAGGTCGCGGGACGGCCTGAGCCGTACTCCACTTGCGCCCACCAGGCGGCTGTTGCGCCGAACTCGGCCCGCCAGCCGGAGGCGTTGAGCTCGGCTTCGGAGTACAGCGACGTCTTGTACTCGCCGTGGCGCTGCACGCTCGGGTCCCACGTGGGCCCGCTGTACGTGGGGGCGACCGCCTCGGCGCTGTTCAGGCCCCGGTCCGCAATGTCCTTCAGCGTGTCCCGCATGCCGTCCTCGCGGGCCAACTCCCGGTACATGGCGGGGTTGGGCACGAAGCGGAAGCTGCTGCGCGGCATCAGTCGACCTCCCGCAGGCCGGCCTCGACGTGGTGTACGCGGCCGTTGATCCTCCAGCGGCCGACCTTGCCGTCGACCTCCAGCACCATGCCGCCGTACTCGATCCGGTCGGTCTCGACGAGGTCGAGGTCCATGCCGGGCCGGGTGTAGAGCCGCCAGCCGGTGATCGTGGTCTGACGGGTCGTCGTGTGCTCGTCGGATTGCGGCGGGCTGCCGGACGGCTGCACGTTCACACCTGCCACCGGCAGACGAGCCGGCGCTGTCCAGTCCCGCACCTTGTTGCCGTACCGGTCGGCTGCCAGCGGCGCCCGCAGCCGCACCACGCTGTGTGCGTAGTGGCGGCTCACGCCGGCCGCATCCGCATGCTGCCGGCCGTCCGCCGGTACCGGTCCAACGTGCGCTGTTCCGTACGGGAGAGCAGCACGCCCAACGCTTCACCGCTGCTGGGGATCAGGTAGGTGGTCGATTCGCCGCCCACCGCCTCCGACCTCACCTGTCCGGGGTTGGTCATGGCCCGGTTGGCGGCCTGCATGACGATCGCCGCGATGTCGTCCGGTACCGGATCCCAGCCGTGCGTGTAGGTGACGTCCACCTCGGGCGGGCCGTGCGCGGCCGGCGGATAGTCCCACGGCGCCGAGCGCACGAGCAGCGTCACGTCCTCCAGCCACCAGTCGTACGTGAGCACCCCGTTGACGGAGACCTCGGCGACGTCCTCGACGGGCCGCTGCGGCAGCGTGACCGTGCCGCCGGAGCCGACCGCGAAATGGTGGTGATCGGCCCGTTGGAGACGGAACGTGTCGGTCGTCGTCGCCCGCGACACATCCAGCCGCAGATAGCGGCGGACGACGCCGGACGCGCGCCGCAGCAGGGCGTGCGCCTGCACCTCCTCCGCCGGGCCGAAGGTGTAGCCGGCCTCGGCGGCGAAGTCGGCCACCGTGACCAGCGACGGCAGTACAGCCACGGCGACCTCCCCTCGTTAGCGGTCGCGTGCGGCGTCGTCGAGCTGCCGCCGCACCGCCCGCGCGTGCTCCGGGTCGGACTCCGGCGTCGGCTTTCCCGCCGTCACCCCGGCGACCGTGTAGTTCTCATTCGGCGTGGGGTCAACTTCCACACCGAGAAACCCCTGCTCCTCGGCGGCTTCGACCACCTTCTGCACCTGCTCGGCGACCGGATCGCCTCCGCCGGGTTTCCTGGTCCGAATGGTGCTCTTCTCCTCGGCCACAGCCGATTCCTCCCATCAGAAAACCCCCGGAGCCAACGGCCTTCGGGGGCTGCTTCGTTGAGCGGGTCCGGTCAGGCGCCGACGGTCTTCAGCACGCCCACCGGGTAGCGGGACGCCTCAGTCGGCTGATCGTTGTTGATCGTGTTGGAGACCTGCCAGCCGACGCGGAACGTCAGCCGCACGGCGGTCATGTCCTGCTGCGCGAGGTTGTAGACGATCGCCCCGGTGTTGTCCTGGATGACGGCCTGATCCAGCACCTTCATGGTGATGTCCTGCCGTACACCCACCACGAACTGCGACCAGTCGCCGCCGAACAGCCGCACCCCGTCCACGCCGACGCCGCCGGCGACCGGGAACAGGCCCCGCATCGGGTAGCTGATCGGGTAGCCGTCGAGGGAGTCCAGCGGGCCGGAGACCCGGGACTCATCCAGCTTGCGACCCTGCGTGTCGCGGGCCCGGCGCAGCTTGGACTTGGCGGAGGTGGCGGCGACGAAGCCGTTGACCTCGTAGCCGTCCTGCTCGACCTTCTCGTAGACGTTGTCGATGTCGCCGAAGAAGCCGCCCTGCGCCTGCGTCGCCCCCTCGTTGACGCTGTTCCCCGCCGCGGTGGCCGCCGCGAGAACATCGTCCGGGAACGAGCTCGGGGCGTTGGTGCCGAAGAACACCGACTGGTCGAGGACCCGGCCGAACGCCTCAGTGAGCAGAGGCATCGCCTCGTCCCACACATTCGCGTCCACGTCGGCGAGGACGTTGTCCGGCACCGGCATGATCGTGGCCAGTTCCTCGATGTTGAGGAACTTGTTCGACCAGTTGATCTCGGTGGTCTGCTTCAGACCCGTGTCACCGGTGACCCAGTACGCCATCGGCAGCGCGGACAGGACCGGGAAACGGACCTGGCTGCGACCCACCGGCACCCGGCGGAACATGCTCAGCACCGCGGACTGCTCCGTGGCCTTGCCGAGCATCGCATTGGAGACTTCCTCGGGGATGAGCGCCGCGGCGTCTGTCCGCGAAGTCAGGTTGTTGAAGGCCATGGTCCGGCCCCTCTCCTTCGTCAGTCCGGCCGGACCGAGCCGCGCCGGGGTGGTATCAGCCCAAACCCGCCTGCTGGCGGATCAGGGTGTTCATGTCGGTCGGCTTGGCGGTCTGCCGCACCCCGCCGTCGTAGTTGGGCGTCTGCCGCTGCTGCTGGCTGCCGAGCGCTTCGAGGAGCTGGTCGGCGTCGCTCTCCAACTCCTCCTGCGTGCCGCCGCGAAGGCGGTCGACCCACAGGGCGGGGATCTTCTTGTCGCGGGCGACCCGGTACCGCAGTAGCTCCTGCTGCGCTTCTGCCGCCTGCTTCTCCGCCGCCGTGGCCCGCTCGGTGAGCTTGTCGGCCTCGGACTTCTGTGCGTCCTCGTACTGCTGGAGCTTCTTCGCGAGATCCTCGGCGCGTTTCGACTCGGCCTTGGCCTGCTTCTCCGCAGCCGCCTTCGCGCGGCGTTCGGCGTCGAGGGCTTTCTTCCCGGCGTCGCCGAGCTGTTCGGCGCCCTCGTGCCCACCGGTGTCCGTCGCGGTCCCGGCGTCCTCGGCTCCGGCAGAGCCTTCGTTGCTGGTGCTGGTGTTCTCGTCAGCCATCGCGGCCGACCTCCTATCCGTGCACCCCGCCCTCGCGGCGGGGAAGTTCAGACGATGTAGCCGTAGCGGCGCAGCATCCGCAGCTGCTCATCACGGTCGTCGGCAATCCGGAAGATCTCCTCGGGCATCAGGCGCGGTGACCGTGCCGACCGGTAGTAGCGGGACGACGTCGCCTCGCCGAACCGGCTGCCGACCGTGCGTGCCATACGGTCCCCCGCACGGTCGCGGCTGCGGCCGTACACGCTGCGCCGCGTCGCACCCTCGTGCGTGACCTGGAGACGGCGCCCGTAGATGTGCGCCACGTCCATGCCCCGGCGGGCGTTGATGACCTGCCCGACATCCGCGCCCGCCTCGATCGCGTCCGCGCCGGCGACGGTGAACACCCGCCGCCGCTCCGCGCTGCTCATGCGCGCGGCCAGCTGATCCGCCGTCGGGACTCCAGCCCAGTCCTTCTCGCGCAGCGGCAAGGTCTGGCAGTCACAGTTCGGATGCCTCAGGAAGCCCTCGCTGCGGCTGTACTGGGCGCCGGAGAGCACAATGCAGCGGGCACAGGCCGGGAGTTGCACGACGCGGGTGTAGGCGACGCACTGCCGGTCGACGGCCATACCCACCTGCGTCGCGCTGCGGGCCGTGTCCGACACCGACGTCGCCGCATAGCGGGCCATGTCCGCGAGCCCACCCAGCATCGCCTCCGACGGCGCGAGCCCGGCCGCGATCCTGCGCTGCACGCCGATCGCCGGCAGATACAGCAGCGTCTCCAGCGGGCCACCGTCCGGCGCGACGCCGGTGAACGCCTCCGCGATGAGCAGCGCCTCGGGGATAGCGGTGCCGCCCTGCGCGGCCATCGCCGCAGCCACGTATGCCTGCGCGCCCTGCGCCACCGTCACCTGCCCTTCGGTGACGGCCGCGAGGATCCGGGCCCCGGCCTCACCCTCCAGATCGTCGGCAACCGTCGCGGGAGACAGCCGCCGCCAGATCGCCCCGATCGCCGCAACGAGCCGCTGCTGCAACGTCGTCACCTGCCGGTACCGGCCCGCCGCGACGTCAGCCGGTGTCGGCATCCTCGACCTCCGGCGGCGGCTGCGTGCCCGGCGGCTTCGGCCCGTACATGGCGGCCATATCGCCGGACATGACGCGCTCGGCGGCCTCCTCGCGCAGCTGCCGCCACTTGGCGATCTCCGTCTGTGAGGCGCCCCACCGCTCCCACAGCGCCTCGTGCGGAACGCCGAGCGTGGACATCTTCACCAGCGCGTCGACGAGTTCACCCTCGGTGCGGTACTCCGGGTCGTGCCAGATGACCTCGATTTTGGTCAGGCCGCGGGTATCGCCTGCCGCCTTCAAAGTGAGGCGGACCACGTCCTCCAGGCCCTCGCCGAGCGGGCGGCAACGCTGCCGCACCTTCGCCACCAGACCGGACTCCGTCGCCTTCAACGTCTCCCCGTTGACGTTGGACAGCTTGCCGAGCAGGTACTGCGCGGGGGTGCGCGTACGCGCGGCCATGTGCTGCACGTCCGCCTCGATCGACTCCAGATACGGCCCGAGGTCGGTCGCCCCGAACTCGCCGACCCGTACGTTCTCGTCCTCGATGACCCACAGCCGGTCGACCGCGGCCTTGAACGGCTCGACGCGCTGCCCGTCGTCATCGACGGGCACCTCGTAGCCGGTCATCCACCGCTGCCGGAACGCCGAGAACTCCTGCGCCATCAGCCTGTCAATCAAGGTTTTGTTGATGCGGTCCTGCACATCGAGAACGTCCTCGATCTCCGAATGCGGCTCACCCAGCAGATCCGGATGGTTCGGCACCTCCACCAGCGGCACCTCACCCAGCGGGTTCGGCGCCGGCCACGGCTCACCCGCCACCTCGCGCGGCTCCCACCGCGGCTTGCCCAGCTCACCCGACTTCGACGCCGGAGCCCGGAACTTGAACAGCTTCGAGGGCAGGTACAGCGTGGCCATCCGGTCGCCAGTCCAGTCATCGATCCACGCCTTCAACCCGGCGGCGCGCTCGAAGAGGCTGCCCGGCCGGTAGGCGACGATCGCCTGCGTCGCGTCCTCCGCCGTCACGATCGGCGTCGCCGCATCGTCCGGATTCGGTGCGACCAGCGCGAACGACCGGCCAATCTTGATCGCTTCGGCGATCAGCAGATCCGAGGAGGCGTCCATACGGTTCGCCTGCCAGATCCGCCACGCCTCCTCGTCGCCGACCTCGTCATCGCCGAGGCGGAACCCGTCCACCTGGATCCGCTCAGCCGTCGCATCCACCACCAGGCCGACATAGTTCGAACGGGCCTGCTTCAGCAGCCGCTGGAACGCCGGCCGCGCCTTCTCCTGGATCATCGGCAGCGGGTGGTCGCCCGCGTAGTAGCAGCGCAACACCTCAATGACCTTGCGCCGCTCCGCCAGCTCATCCCACAGCCGCTCAAGCCACCACTCCGCAGACTCGACAGGGTGCGCCACAGCCCACCCCCTTCCGGGCTCAGAACCCGACCGCTACGCGGGACTTCTTCTTCGGCCGCCGCAGATAGCCATCCAGCGCCATCACGCTCGCGGCGATCCCGTCGATACGGGCCTGCGACTCGTGCCTGTTCGGCTTCGTGGGCCGGTAGTTGTCGTTGCCGTCGGCGATCGTCTCGACGCAGCCGGCCATCCACCGCAGCACCGGATGCCCGCCATGGCGCACCTGATCCTCCAGCAGCAGCCGGTCCAACTCCTTGCACGCCGGAGACAGGCCGAGGAACGTCTGACCGATCGGAGTGACCTTCACGCCGCGCTTCGTCTCGCGGTCCACGTTCTGCACCAGCTGCCCGGCGAACATCCGGTCATAGCCGATCCATTGCAGGTCATACGTCTTGCAGTCGGCGAGGATCCGCTTCTCGATCGTGTCGTAGTCGATCGCGTCGCCCTCGGTCAGCTCAAGGAAGCCCTCCCGCACCCACTGCGCGAGCGGCACCTGCAGATGCCGCTGCAACTCCTCCAGCCGCTCCGAAGGAAGCCAGAACCGCGGCACCAACTCGACCTCGACACCGGGCTGCTGCGACTCGACGGCCAACACCCACGCCGACAGGTCAGACACCGCGGACAGGTCGAGGCCGCCCCACGCCCGCCGGCCCGCCAACGCCGAGGCGTCGACCATGCCCGCCCGCTTGTCCCACAGCCTCAGGTTCAGCCAGCGCGTCGACGCCTTCTCACGGATGTTCAGCGACAGCCGCAGGAACGTCGGGTAGTACGAGGGGGTGGCCTTCGCCTTGTTGGCCTCGCGCCGCAGGTACGCCAGCGTCGGCGAGGTGCCCAGACCGGGGTTGGCCTTGCGCCAGGTGCCCTCGTCGAACGGGTCATCCGCCTCGTCGGCCGCCCAGATCACCCCGTAGTGCGCCGGGTCCTCCACCACACTCTCGGCGACCTTGCGGGTGTAGCTGTGCTTCTCGTCGTAGATCGAGCCCTCTTTGGCGTCGTCCGCCGTCGTGATGTACACGATCAGCGGCTGATCCCGCGCACCGGTGCCCGTCTCGATCGCGTCGATCAGATCCCGCGACTTGTGGACGTGCACCTCGTCGATCACGGCCCCGGACACGTTCAGTCCGTGCGCGGTCTCCGCGATCCGCGACAGCGCCCGGAACACCCCGCCCGTACGCGGCGTCGTGATCACGCTCGACTTGACCTCCGCGCGCCCGCGGATCGCCTTCGACGTCTGCGCCATGCGCTTCGCGTCGTCGAACACCCGCTTCGCCTGCTCCAACGACCCGGCCGCCGCGTACACCTCCGCGCCGACCTCCCGGTCCGCCAGCAGCAGCGCCAGCCCGATACCGGAAGACAACGTCGACTTCCCCGCCTTGCGCGGCACCTCGATCCAGCACGCCCGCACCACCCGCACCGGCCGGCCGAGCTCCGGGTCATGCCACAGCCAGCCGAACACCGGCGCGATCACCCAAACCAGCTGCCACGGCGCCAACTTCAGCGGCGTGCCACCCCACCGCCCCTTGGTGTGCTTGAAGCTTTCGATCGCCCGGACCGCCCGCTTCGCCGCGGCGACATCGAACCACGCCCCCGGCTGCTCATCCGCCTGGTGCGCGACCACCAACGGCCGGGAAGCCAACGCCTCGACGATCTGCCCGTCATCCAAACCGAGTTCGTAGAGCGCCTCACGCGGAACGGGGAGCCCATCAGTCGAAGACGTCGCCGTCGTCATCGTCCCCGCCCTCCGGCGGAGTCAGCCGGCCCCGCGCAGACGGCGACAGCCCCAACTCGCCGATGTACCGGGCCAACTGCTGCCGGTACTGGCCGGCCACCGTCGTCGCCCCGTTCTTCTGCCAGCCCCGCTCGCCCATCACGAGCAGCCCGTTCCGGGAAATCTCCCGCTCGCACTGGTCGATACGGGCGACGCACACGCAGTAGTCCGTCACCGTCTGGGTGTCGACGTCGGACAGGCCCGCCGTGTGCTTCAACACCGGCACAACCCGCCGCCACTCACGGCGTGCGATCTCCCGGCAGCGCGCATTCACCGCACGCTGGGCGTCGTTACCGCGCACCGTCGGGAACGTGTCCTGCCAGTCCGGCTCGGCCAGCTCCGACGGCGGAAGCCGTACGCCCTCCTTGACCGGCCGCTTGCCCGGATTGCCCTCGCGGACCACCTGCAACGGAGGCTTCGGACGCGGACCAGGAGCAGCCATGCGGTCCCCCCTCCGCCTGTGTTGTCGCACCCGTCGGGGAGGAGCACGCTGAACAGACCCTAGGAGGCCACCATGGACATCACGGCCGTGACCGTTGTCGCTCGCATCAAGTGCGAGATCAACAATGACGAGGAGAATGACGCCGACAAGATCGTGAGCTACGCCCGCCGGAACGCCGTCGAGGCCGAG